GGACGGCTCTGGAAGCCCGTCTCCCCCACTAATACCAACCCTGTTTCCGAGGGTTGGTATAAGATCGGCATCGTAGCCGATGGGTCCGGCGACCTGTTCGCACCCGAGGCATCTGCCCCCACAGACCGCGCCCACGGATTTGCACACCCCGCAGCACGGGGCGCCCATGGCGCGCCATTTGCGAAAGCGAACGCGCCCGTCGGCCCCCTCGCTGGTGGCAAGCCTGGCCATCGCGTAGATCGACGGTCCGGACAGGCCCACGACACCGCGCGCATCCGCGGCTTGCCAAGGCCCGTCGGGCATGAACGCTGCGAACATCAGGCGGCACAGCGCGCAGATCGCGCCATTCCGGGACGCCTCCCGCAACACCTGCCCGCCGCCGATCGCTTCCGCGACATCCAGGCCATCGGACCGCTGCGAAATCCTGATCGTGATCATTGCTGCGCCCCCGCATGGTGCCAGGGGCGGATTGTCGCGTGGCACATCGGCGATACCCAGGGGCGCCGGCGCCCGGCACAGCGGGGAAACCGGGGACGGCTCCGCAACGGCGGCACGCATCAGCCCACCCTTCGCCCCGCCAGCGCCGCCGCCATGAACACGCCCGTCACGTCCAGCACGCTGTCCCAGTCCGCGGCCGAGAACCCCAGATACGGCCGCGCCGGGATGCGCACGGATTTCGCATGGATCGTCCGGCCGCCGAGCTCGAACACCGGCGCGCGCGCGTCCTTCGGGCGGATCGTGCCGCCGAACTGATGGATCGCGGCATAGACCTTGTTGCTGCCCACCTCCACCGAGGCGGCGCCGGTGCGAAAGGTGATGCTGCCCTGTAGCCCGCCGCGCATCCCCGCACCCACCAGGATGCCGCCCGCGCCGGTCTTGACCTTCGCATAGGCCGGCGACAGCGGTGCCCACGGCCGCCCCCACGGATCCTGCCCCGCGTTGAACCGCTCCCGCGCGTTCTGCGCCAGCGCCACGCCGATCGCGCGCAGCAGCGGCGCCGGGTCCCGCCCCACCGCCCGCAGCGCGCCGATCGCGGCGGCTGCCTGCGTGTCGTCGAACGTCATCGAGATGGTGGCGCCGGCCATGCCGATCCCCTATAGTATCCGCCAGGCGCGCCGTGACACGGTGCTATTCTCCATGCCGTAGGACAGCCCGATCCGGCTGGATCGCAATGTGGGGTTCGGATGGAGGCCCCACCGGCGCGCCGCTTCATTCCCCATCCAAATCGTCCTCGACCAGCTCCGGCGCATCATCGCGCAGGGCCGCGATCGTCCCGGCAAGGACCTCAAACTTCCGCATCTGCGCGCGCACCTGCGCGATCTGGGTGCGGTGCAGACTGATCAGGAAGTTCTCGGCGGCCGTTCGCGTCGTCTTCAGCACCGCCCGGTAGAGCCGCTCATGCCCGTGCAGCAGCACCAGGTGCGTGGGAGAGGCGCGCAGAACGAGTTGCGGCGCCTGCAGCACCTCCACCAGGCCATGATACTCCTCTGGCGTCAGATCTGGATGATGCCGCAGCTGCTTCTCCATCGTGTCTGCCGAGATCTGGACGCCCCGCCGCTGCGCGCCGATCGCGCGGGCCAGATCGGCCGGCATGTCAGCCAGATGCAGCGCCCCCCTTGGTTCGGCCAGCCACGCCGCCAGATCCGCCCGGCTGACGGGCGCCGCGGGCGGCAGATGCGCAGGCAGGGCCAGCGGCGGCGGCGGCTCGCGGCGCGGCACCGGCACAGCCTCGGCGGCTGGCAGCCGCGGCGCCTTCCACGCCGCCCCCGGATTGTACCCGAACCCTGGATCGATGCCGTGCGGCACCTGCACGATCTCGCCCGTCTTCGGGTTCTTCCACGGCCGCAAATCCACCGGCGGCGCCCGGTCAGGCCCGGTCTTGCCTGCCCGCGCCAGCATCCGCTCGCTCACCACCCGCACGCTGCAATGGCACCGCCAGCCATTCGGCGGATAATGCGTCCCCCACCAGCCATCATCCGCCCGCAGGGTCAGCCCGTTCCACGCCACATGCTGCGGCCGGGGCCGCTGCGCATGATTGTGCTGGTATTGCCAATACGGGAACACCGCCAGCGTCGCCGGCTCGGTCATCTGCGCATACCGCCCGGCCGCATAGGCCATGGACAGGTTGGTCTCGTAGATGATCGCCGCGCGCCAGCCCGGTGTGCCGTGATGCTCCCAGCCGTGCTTCTCCACGATCGCGTCGAAGTCGCGGCGGAACTCGGCCAGTGTCGTGCCGCGCTCCAGCGCCTTCGCCACCGCGTGCCGGAAATCCTCCACCAGCGCCTTCGTCGCCGCGCCCGCGACCATGAAGCCGTGGCTGTGCGCCTCGTTCCACAGCTCCGTCCAGTGCGTGCTGGTGACGCCGACCTTCTGGCGCAGGAAGGCGATCGCCTCCTCCGGCGGCAGCGAGGCGGCATCCAGCGTGGAAGTCGCCACGGATCAGGCGCGCGAATGCCGCGCGTGCAGCTCCGCGCCGATCTCGTCCAGCAGGCTCGCCTGGCCGACGAGCTGCGCCACCGCCAGGCCGCGCTGCATCGCCAGCGCGAACATCTCCGGATCCAGCTTCAGGCGGTGCATCCGCGCCACCAGGTCGTGCATGTCGCTGGCCGCCTCGATCTCGCGGCGCACCTGCTGGCTCAGCCCATGCAGCGCGCCCTGCGCATCCTGCGCCAGCCGGTCGACCAGCGCGTCCACCAGATCCGGGTCGATCTCGCGCACATGCCGCGCCAGCAGCGTCCGCAGCCGCCCCCCGAGCACAGCCCCGGCGGAATTCTCCGCGGGCGTCACCGCCGGCGACGGGATCACCGGCTTGGGCACCGGCGCCGGCGGCACACCGCCCACCACTTCGTCGCCATCTTCCGGCGCGCTCAGCTGCATCCGGTCCCGCAGCTCGGACGCGCGCACCCGCAGCCCCATGCCGCCCAGATCGGCCACCCCGGCGATCACATCCTTCAGCGGCACCTCATCCGGCCGGCCGATGGAAACCTTCGGATAGGCGTCCTGCGGCCCGAAGGTGAAGGCCACCATCGTCTGAACGATCTGCCGCGCAATGGACGTTTCCACCAGGAACGCGTCGAACCGCTCGACATCCGTCTCCACCTCGCGATGCGCCGCCCCGGCGCCGTAGCTGCCGCGCTGCGCGTCCGTCCCCGCCGTGCTGCCCAGCACCAGCTTGGAGACTTCGAGGTTCAGCCAGTCGCTGCGCTTGAGGAACAGCTCGGTGCCGCCGGCGGTGTTGGCCGGCTGCACGAATTCCATCTCCATCGTCTTCGGGATCATCGCCGCCACGTCGCCGGCGATGGAGGAGACCGCCCGCCACAGCACCCGCTTGTCGTTCTCGCTGGCCTCCGGCCCGTAGCGCCCCAGCCGGATCGGCAGTCCGTAGCCCTGGCTGAACAGCGCCCAGTCCTTCAGCGTGTAGCTGGCATACAGCCACAGGAACGCCACCGCCCGCGTCAGCCCGCCCCGCGTCGCCAGGCCGGATTTCGACCGATGCGCGTGCAGTAGGAACTTGTGCGGCGCCAGATCCTGAAAGCCCGCCTCCGTGCGCAGCCACACCGTCTCGCCGTCCTTCCAGGACAGTTCGAAATGCCGCGGCGGCCGATAGCACAGCTCCGCCGGCCGGACGCGCCCCGGCGCCGTGTCCCAGACGATCTCGTGCACGGAGAAGCCTTTGCCGATGCCGTCCAGCACATCGAACATCGCCCGCGCCAGCACGCCGTCGTCCAGCCAGTCCCGCACCAGATCGGCGTGCTTCTCCCCGCCGGGCACATCCGCCGCCTTCACTGTCACCGGCAACTGCGCCACCTGGCGCTTCCGCTTCGACAACACGGCGTAGTAGTGCGGGAACAGCTCCTCGATTTCTTCCGCCAGGATCATCCAGTCCCGGCTGTTGCCGCTGTCGCTGGCGCGGATCAGCGCCCCCAGCCTTCCGGGATCGATGCCGAACGCCAGATGCCCGTCGAAGGGCGGCCGCGCGTGGATCGACCCCGGCGGGCTGATCTGCGCCCGCAGCGCGCCCGGCGCGATCGGCTCGCCGAACTGGTCGAGCAGGCGCTTCACGTCACTCGCCATCAGCGCGTCCTCAACATCGATGTCATTCCCTGCTCCGCAGGGTGGGCAGCCAGCGCCTGGCCGCCGGCAGATTGTCTTCCTCCCAGTCCCGCGCCCGGTCGCTCCAGCGCGTTGCATCCGGCGCCGGCACGCGGCCGGCCGGCTCATAGCCATACACCTCCGGGTCGGCCCGTGAGGCCGCATAGGCCAGGCACGCCGCGATCGCCGCGTCGCCATGGCGTGAGCGTCCCTCATCGTTGCGTGTCCGCTCCGGCACCCGCGCCACGCCGCGCACCAGCTTCAGCCCGTGCAGATCGTCATGGATGTCCCGGTCCGCCGGCAGCGTCAGCATGCCGTCCTCCAGCGCCGCCTTGAATGGCGGCATGTTCTCGCGATACCACGGCTCGCTCAGCAGCAGCGGCTGCACCCGCTCGCCGTAGCGTTGCAGGGTCACCTCCGCCAGCCACGACCCGTTGCCACCGGCGTCCATGACAGCCGCGCGGAACACCGAAAGCCCGTCCAGCAGATACCACAGCACCGCGCGCTGCTGCTCGAACGGCACGCCGCGCAGCTCCACCACCACCCGCGTGCGCCGCACCAGGTCCCGCCCGATGCCCAGCAGCCACAGCACCGTCAGGTCGCGCACGCGCCCGAAATCCTCGCCCAGCACACAGGGTTCCCCCCGAGGCAGCGCGTCCAGCACCGGCCGCAGATGCTCCCGGCACCAGTCGGATGCCTCGCGCCGCCGCAACTCCTCCGGCCAGGTCATCAGCCCGGCCGGCGCGTTCCAGCGCAGCACGGGCACGGAGGCATCGCTGCGCGCCTCGATCAGCGGCGCGGGCAGATAGGTGCCCGTCGTCGGGTTCGGAATGACATCCAGTTCCTCGGCCGCATTGTCGCGATACTGCGCCCGGATGCCTTCCACCCACGCCGCCTCGCCCGCCGCGGTCCACTCCCTGCGCGCCCGCAGGCACACCCGCCGGTACAGCCCTTCCGCCACCGCATCGTCGAACGTCAGGCGCTGCAGCGCGTAGGGCAGGCGGCCCGCGCGGATGTCCACCACCAGCGCGTTGAACGGGTTCACCTCGCCGTCATGCGTGGAAATCACCACCACCTTGCCGCCCCAGATCAGCAGCGCCATCGCCGCTTTCAGAACGCCGGCGAGATCATCCATGAAGGCCGCCTCGTCCAGGATCACCAGCCCCTGCTTGCCGCGCAGCGCCCGCGCGACGGAGGGCAGGGCGATCACCTCGAACCCGGAGGCGAACCGGATCCGGAACGCGCCCACCGAAGTGTCCGGCTTGTCCGGATCGTGGAACACGAACTCTTCCACGCCGGAGGCTGCCGCCTGCATCGCCGCCGCCCAGTCTGCGACATAGCCGATGAACTCGCGCGTCATCTCTCGCTCGTAGCCCATGTAGAGCGCATCCATGCCGCCCGCGCCCCGCGCCCGCGCGGCATATTCAGCAGCGATCGCCGCCACGGCCCAGGAGAACCCGGTGCGGCGGGACTTCTCCACCACCACCACCTGGTGGCCGTCCACCGCCCGCCAAAGCCGCTGCTGGTAGGGCAGGAAGACGTCGGGAAGCGCTTCTTCACTCATCCGGCGCCAGCCGCACCGTAAGGCCGCGTGCCGCGTGGGTGCTGTCCGGCAGGAACTGGATGCACCCGTCGATGATGAAGCTGTGGCATCGCAGATCGCCCGCCACTACCAGCAGGCTGGAGCTCAACGTCGGCCGCGCGAAATCCCCGTTCCACGCCCAGCGCGGCGCACCGCCCGTGGTCTTGAACCAGTGGCCGAAGCCGCACCCGGGACACTGAAACATGAACTCCGGATCATCCGGACGCTCCTGACGGCACCGCTCGATCACCGGTTTCGGATCACCCGCGCTCATCGTCCGCCATCCGTGACGCTTTCGGGATGCTGAATGATCCATCGGCACAGATCGGTGATGTCGGCATGCAGCATCTGCCGCACCGCCTTGTCGCCGCCTCGCGCGTCGAAAAGGAAGTCCAACAGCAGCCGCCGCAGCCCCCTCGCGGCCTCGTGGCTTTCGCCGTCCGTCACAGGCCGCACGCCTTGTCGATCGCCGCCGACAGCCTCGCCTCGATCGGGCGCAGATGCGCCTCCAGCGTCGCGCAGCTTTCCAGCGCCGTCGCCCGCGATACATCATCCAGGTCCATGCCGCGGGTGATGCGCGCGCGGCGCTCCAGGTCCTCGATCCGGCTCCGCACGGCGAAGCGCAGTGCGCTGGCCTCCGTGAGATCGAAACGAACGACGACGCTCACGGCTTTCCGCCTCATTGACCGCCCCGCGCTTCCGAGGCGGGACGGAACCGCCCCGCCTCATAATCCGTCGCCAGCGGATCGGCCGGATCGACTGTCGGCACCAAATGCTTCGGCAACTGCCGCCGATACTTCCACAGCAGCCGCTGCACCGCCGCCTTCTGCTTGTCGGTCAGCGTGGCCGCGTCGCGCCCAGCCACATCGCGCACGAACCGCTTGTCCCAACACCCCGGGGGCATCATCGCTCGCGCCAGCGCGGCCACCTGCCGCGCCAGCAGCGCCGCTTCCGCCGCCGCGATCCGCGCCGCATCCTCGGCATCGATCTCGACGGCAACGCCGAAGATGTCCAGCGCCTCGCTCACACTGCGCCCCGCGCTTCGCCGGCCGCAGCCTTCTCCTGCAGATAGGCGCGGTCCGCTGGCGTCAACCGCGTCGGCTTGCCACCGGCCGCCGTCCAGCAAGGCCGGCAGATCAGCAGCGCCCCCTCCGGCCGGCAGTCGCGCAGGCCATGGCAGATGCCACACCGCGCCCATTTGATAGTCTCCGTCGTGCGGATAGCATGCTTCAAGACACCACCCCGAAAATCCCCGCCTTGATCGCCGCAGCGGTCTCCGCGCTGATCCCGCGCTCCCGTGCCACCACTTCCACCGCCGCCGCGGCCTCCTTCTTCGCGCGCGCCGCCGCCCGCTCTTCCACCTTCACGGTGAAATCGGCGTTGCTGCGGCTGGCGTGCGTCAGATGGTCGATCGCCTTGGCCAGCAGCATCGCCCCTTCCGGATTGCCCGCCAGCGCCGCGGCACCCCGCCCGTCCACCTCATCGCCCTCGGCGAACCTCATGTGCAGATCCAGGATCGCGCTGTGCAGCAGTTCGATGTTCAGCCGCGCCGCCGTGCTTTCCGGTGCATCCCCCAGCTCGCGCACCAGCGCCTCCGCCACGGCACGGCTCCGGCGCATCTTCTCGCCGATCCGGTCCAGCCCCTGGATATGCCGCCCCATCGCCGAACGGCTCGGCGCGATCCCGTGCAGCGTGCGCAGATGCGCCACGATCTCATCGATCGTGGCGCCGTTCATGCGCAGCCGCCCGATCTCGGCGCGGATCGGCTCCGGCAGCTTGTCCACGCTGGAGGGCCGCGGCATCGCTCAGGATGGCGGCAGCCGGGCCACGCCCGGATGCATCCGCCCCTTCGCCACGTCCTCGCCGGCCGGCAGCAGGTGTGCGACCCACAACTCGCCGGTCGCGCCGAAGGCGCGCGGGTCGCGCGGCGGCATGGCCAGCGTCTCCAACCGGATCAGCCCATGTTCGGCCAGGAACGCCAGATCGGCCCGCACCATGTCCCGCGCCACGCGGTGCCCCACGTGGTCCAGCAGCCGCTGCAGCACCATCTCGTTCGCGGAATAGCCGGCGTCCTCCGCCAGGCTGCGCAGCACCACCAGACGGCGGTCCTCCGCCAGCACGCCCGCCAGGCTCATGGC